TGCAGTTAGAACACTGCGTACTCGATCCAATAGCTTTAGGAACAATTCCTTTAACCTCCTTTAGTAGAAGGTCGCTATTGACCCTCTCTTTTAGTCTGAAGTTAGTACACGAGTCGGCAAACGTCGTAAGACCAATGTCGCCCGTAGTGCTATACGGAATACCGTCCCATACGTATTCTACCGCATGGGCCTTCAGGTGAGAGAGTATTTCACGACGCAATGTTAGGTATCCTCGCGAAAACGCCTGATTGGCGAAGTCGATATAAGAGGACACCGTATCTGCGGATGACTTCGTGAATCGAGACGTATACTTAAACTTCCTTGAGATGCGTAGAGGAGTAACTTCGACACCGTTGAAGTACTCTCCCCCACACGCCTCACGGAAATTAAGTAGAGTCGTCCCCCAGAAGGACTTAGTGGCGTTCACTTTAAAGTGACATGCCGCGAGAACTATCATTAGTTCTTCGACTAAGTCTTCCGAGATCACGATGTCATCTCCGAATACCCTATAATTAGGGCGTCCGCCTGTTCTCCTTGCGGATAGTTCGCAACAAGCAGCGAAGATAATCGTCTCGATAGGGAAGCATAAAGCACTCCCCATCGGCGCGAATTTCGCTAGTGTCACGATCTGACCCGACGGAAGAACCGTCGCGTCCGAGCGCGTACACAACGCCGGCTTTAACAGCCATGTGTTGCGAAGTACTCTCTTCACTAATCGTAAAGAGACCGAGTCTGATGCATTACTCAGGTCGATTGTCGCATAATCTCCAAATATAGACCCAGCCCTTGCCAGCTCAGCTGATAAGGTCTGGTCTACGAAGGAAATGCGTCGGCCTAGGTAGGGGTGCATCATAGTGTCTTCCATGATCGTTACCATGAAGCCTTGCTGAAAATACTGCAGGCCACATGGTTCCTTACTAATCGTACGATTAGTAATCATCGATTTAGGAACACACACTATTTCTGATACTCTCGACGAACCGAGAGGACGAGAATATCGATAGGAATCGATATCCCCTATGTCCTTCGCGAGATAAGCAAGACGGGCGTCAACCCCCACTAACTGATGCTTCACAGCCAGTGGTGGGCGGCCC